ACACCATTTGTTACGCTACCAACAGATGCTGTTGCATTTGGCAATGTGATACTTCTGTTTGAATCGCTAATAACAACTCTATGTGATGTAGTATAATCAAAGCCACCGTCGATAATTGATACACCAGTAACAACGTTTGTTAAAGTCTCTGTACCTGTTGAAGTGCTTAGTGTTACATTGGTTGTTACTGCATCAACCCATTCTGGATCGATGATAGTAACAGTGGCACCGTTGTTGTAACCATTGCCGCCTGCAAGCAATTCAATTGTTAACATTTGACCGTTAACAATGTTTGCCTTAGCAAGTGCGCCTGCTCCGCCACCAAGTGGTACAATGCGAACTTCTACATCACCTGCAACCATGTTCTTGCCGTAACCCTGTGGGTCAACTGTAATGGCAGTAACAACGCCGTTTGATACGGTTGCTGTAGCACGTGGCTTTAGTCTACGTACTGTAATAGATGTGTTGTTGCCGTAGTTCTTGCCTGGGTTTGTAATTGTGAAACCTGTAATAACACCAGTGTTGTAAATTGCAACACCTGTATCAAAGTCTAAAATTTCAGATACTGTAATTTGTGCACCAGTACCAGTGCCGCCAGTCAATGAATATACACGGCCAACTTTATAACTATGGCCACCTTTAGTGCCGTTAGCATTTGCAATTACAGTTAAACCTGTAATAGGACCAGTTGTTGCAGGAGTAGTACCTGTACCAACGTTAATAGATGTTACTTCTAAGATAGCATCGTCAATATTATTACCAGCATTTGAAGCAAGCAGTTTATCACCAACTTTGTAACCAGTACCTGCGGCTGTTAAGTCACTGATTTTAAGTTTCAAGATGCCGCGGATGATACGAGTTGTTGCTTGCTGGTCGGCAATGATAGGAACAATAGTTGCACCTGTGCCTGTACCGTTAACTGTTACACTAACGTTATCTGCAAAGTAGTTGTTACCACCAACTAAATTTGTAGTGTTAACTGATGAAATTACGCCCGATGTCACTGAAGACTGTGTAGCAGAAATTACAGGCAAGATGATTGCACGAGTCGCCAATGGGTTCTCGTTATTATTTGCATCTAACACCTTAACAACTGTGTTTGGACCAAAGCCACCAACGTTGTCAACAATGTTAGTAATTGTTGCAATCTTACCATTCTTAACTGATACAGTACCAGTTGAAGTTTGACCGTTGTCGCCTGCAACAGTTACAATGTCGCCATTGGCATAGTTCTGGCCGCCTTGTGTTACTACGATAGAACTTAGGTGGTTGTTAACAAATGTCGAATCTGAGCTATGGTCAAAAGTACATGCATAGAACTTAGAGTCATTTTCAACTAAGTCACCAACTTTGTATGTTGTACCGTTTGGTTGCCATGTTCCCTTGAACGCCGAGTTAGCAATATAGCCATAGTCGCTAATCCATAGGGATGGAAGTAATCTGCTGTCAATGTTAACTAGGTCCCATTGAGTTGAGTCAAACGCACTTGTTGAAGAACCTTCAATCTTTGTTGTTGCTCTGTATAGCTTACCTTCGTTCCATGTTAAGTCACCGTCTTGGTAGCTCATGTATCTGCTAAATGCGTTTGTCTTGAAAATCTCAGCAGATGTTAGTGTACCACTAATACTGTTTGTAATGTCCTTGTTTAGAGGATCAAGATTCTTGAACGATTCGATTGTAACATCACCAACTGTAACTGCTTGGATGTCAGTGTCAATTAGTGTAGCAATACCTGCATTAGGTAGCCATGATGTTGTATCGTTTAAGCCAAGTGATGCTCTGTCTAGTTTGTCAAACCCGTATGTGTTAAACGGACGAGTTACCCAACGCTTATCTTTCTTATTGTACTCGATAATGTTGTCGCTTGTATCGTCAACTAAGTCTTCACTGAAACGGATAACCTTTTTAGTAGTGTTAAAGTCGTTTCTGTGTAGTTCAATTTCCCAAACGTTAGCAGTTTCTAGGTTACCAAAGTTGCCTGTAGTAAAGTGCCACTGTTCGTTAATCTCGATGTCTTGTTCACGACCCGGAATGTCAATACTGTCGTTTCTAAACAATGCAGTTACAGCCAAGTTAGTACCAGCTGAAGATTGTAAACCTTGCTGGAAGAAATGTGCCGCTGAACGGTTCTGGATTAGTTCAGTTACAACTGTTGCCTTAGAAGGAACAACGTCAGCCTTGGCTACTCGTGCCTTGTAAGTGTCAAATGCATTTTGTTCAGGCTTGTGACTGTCAATGATGTCACCTGTTAACGCTTCAAAGCCAGGCATTAGACCTGTTTCAGTTAACAATACACCACGTGCATGTGGACGGCCGTCCCACATACTTGTACGGCGTCCGTACAATTGTAGAACATCTAGTCTATGACCAGTGTGCAAGTCAAGGATCAAGTCGCCAAATTTAGTTTGACGTTGGACATATACAATATGCTCATACTCACGTGTTCTAAAGTCAGCAAACACAATTTGGCTTGGCAGCAAACTAACAATGCGGTCAGTGTTAGGTTCAATGTCACGAGTAATCAACAGGTCGCTCGCTAGTGCAGAGCGTCCGTTGCTAAAGATTACTTTACCTGTTCTGCCCAAGTCTGCATCTAGTCTTTCTAGTGTGCCACGTGCGTGTGCAAACTTTAGACCATCATCTGTTGCAACACCAATAACACAGTTATGGTCTTGTCCCCAGTTTTCGTTAATCCAGTCAAACGCATCTAGTGCCGCTTGCTTCCAGTTTGTAATTGTACCACGAGCATTTACGCTGTCTAGTACAAGACCACGAGCTTGTTGGAATTCACCTAAGCCCATGCAGAATGTCAATAGTTCCTGCTTGTTTGCAATGTAGCTACCGTAAGGAACTTTTACTGGAGTTGTTTCCCAGTCTAAGTATTCAACAAACTCGCCATGTGATGTAACAACAGGTCTACGACGAGTTGGGAAACTTGAGCTGATGCTTTGTGCAGTTGGCTTTAGTACTTCAAAGTAACGTTGACCTGGATCAAAACCAAATACGCGGAATCCAACGTCATCTTTTTCAATTCGTACAGCACTGTAACGAAGTTGGGGAATAGCAACACCGCTACTCAATGTCATTAGGAAATCTTCTTCTGGTACATAGCTTCCAGTTTGATACTTTGTGTGATACATCTTCAATGAAGAAATGCCATCACTATAGCCACCCATGCCAAACTGTAATCTAACGTCGATTGACATTAAGTCATTTAGCGGTGTTTCGCCTGCTAGGTTAAACTCTCTATACGCTTCAAATATAGCAGCACCAATACCAATGCTTGGACGAGATTGTATAAACTGGCTAGGGGCAAATGTGTTTGCTCCTTTGTTCTTTGGATTGTTTGAAGCCATTGGAGCAACAAACGGATTAATTGCAACGTCAAAGAATTCGTCAGTAAACTCTGGCATGTCATTTGCATAAAGCGCACCTGTCCATTGACCGGCAATGCTGTTTCTCCATGCTAGTTCTGCTGGACCCCATTGTCCCAATTCCCATGGCATTTGTGCGGCGTCAGCACTTGGCTGTGGATAGCCCCAAGTTATTGGATCTAATAGTGCGCCGTTGTTGTCAACTGGGAATTTGTATCCTGTTGGCATCATTACTTTACGTTTTGATGTTGTTGAGTCAACAAAGATTGGGTCACCTGGCTTGCTGATAATACCAAACTCTAGTGCTCGTTCCAATGCTACACGCTTTTCAGGATCTGTCCATGAGTAGTATTCATCCCACCACTCTGGCTTTTCTTCATAGAAGCCCAATGCCTCCCATGGTGACTTGTCTAGCTCGTATGTGCTAAACATGTCAATGTATAAGCCTCTCCAGCTTACACCGTTGTAGTTCCAAGTCCATGGATCGATTAAATTATAATCGCTACGGTCTCTGTAGTTTAGGTTGTTAACATCAAACCATGCTAGCATTGCCTTGGCAACAGATTCTGACAAACGTGGTAAGTGTACATTCCATGGACGCAACTCAATGTTAATGCCGCCCATGTAAGGCACACGATTTACGCAACCGTTGTACATTCTAATTTCTAGCTCAAGTACAATTTGGTTTCTTAGGTCAGATTCGTCTGTGCCAAAAATTGCAATCCTGGAGCCATCGTGACGTTGAATCATCTTCTTAGAGTTGTTACCCCAAGTTTCAGTAATAAAGCCAGGCACCTTGACACCAGTTAAACCTAACTTAGCAGGGCTAGCTGGGATTCCGCAGAATACTTCCACTTCGCCTGCGTGATAAACTTTAATTGTTGTACCAGATTCTGGTACAACATTGAACACTACTTGTTTTGTAGAAGTGTTAATTGTATATTCCGATGAACGTACCAGTTGTGAATTGGCGTAGACGTACACAATGTCAGGGCCGTAGTTGCCAAGGTACAAATCACTTGAACCAGTATTAATTCTAAACTCAGCAGTTTGCCCGTTAGCAACATAGCTGGCCACATTCATTGCATCTGTTGGTAATGCCATGCCTGTAACAGAGTCGGGTGAACTAAATGTTACGCCTAGCAATAGCTCGTTTAAGATTCTATCTAAGTTGTCCTGTGTTGACTGGCTTTCCATGTCTAGCAGGCTGTAGTTGTACTCAAGCTTGTCGATGAATTTTCTGTACCATCTCCATGCACTCATTGAACGTGCTACTAGCACATCGCTAACATTAGGAGATAGTTTTAAATCTGCCCACTTGCTACGCAACGCACTATTATCAACCATCAGTGCACCAGTTAGTAACAGTGTACGTGGACTATCAACCCATGACAAGTCTTTGTTAGACTTTGTAATGTTAATAGTTTCTGTCATTGCTGTTACTAAACGACTTGGTGTAAACTCGCCAAGTGTTAACACTTGCGATGGGTTTAGCTCAAGTCCAGGTAATGCTGTTACATGGTCGTTGGCATTGATTGTATTACCTTGGTGGCGTACTTCAACTGAGCCACTGCCAGTTACTTCAACGTCAAACGCTGTAACATTGCCCAAGTCATCGCGAGAAGCATTTAGTGTGTAAGTTGCTGGTAGGCCATTTAGCTTTACCTTAACATGTCGTGGGTCATCCTTAACGTTGATAACGTCGATTGGAAGCACATAAGAATCTACTGTTAGATAGACTCGTGATGGGCACTCTGCTGGAAGTACAAAGGAAACTTTATTGTTAACAATCTGTACTTCAAATTCGTCTAAGCCTGGGGCGTCTACTGTAGCAAATTGACGTACACGGTCGGGTACAAATAGCTCAAAGGTAATAGGTTCTTCTTTGGCGCCTACTACTCTGCCAAATGGCACTGATTGATTGTTGCTTCCTTCTAGACATGCACGTAATACACCAAAGCTAGGTTCTAGGATGTAGTTGTACTTTGGCCAAGCAGATTCATCTAGTGAATACACTAAGTCAGTGGTGTTGTCTTCCGTTGCAATAACCCAGCTCTTTAAACGGAACCATGCCTTTTGATAACCAATGCTTAACTCTAAGTTAAGTGGAAGATTTCTAACTCGTCTAAAACTATACGGCCCTGGTATTGTTTTAGTAACATCGCTGTCTGTGTAATAAGCATAGTCGTGAAGTGTGTGCTTATACACAATGTCAAACATTGAGTTTCTAATAGGATTGTCTTCGGATAGCTCAGTGTATTGACTTGGTAAGAATTTTAAACTGTAACCAGATTCGCTATCAACTACCGTACCAGTTACTGGTTCAATAATTGTTGAGTTAACCAACAATGGCTTCTTAGGATTGTCGCTAAGTTTAACCATGTCGCGGTCATACAATTCAAACAATGGTAATTGAGTTCTGCTGTTTCGAGTTTGAGCTTTAATAGCAACGCCGTTTTTCCAGTGATACTCGGCCAGGTAGTTAGGATCAGTATCCATTGGTGTATCGATAACAACTACATCACCGTCGTTAGCTGTTTCAAATAAGCCTGCGGTTGTGCTAGCACCATTGTTCAATACGGTAAGAATCTTGTTAGCGTTAGCGTCATTGACTAGCCATAACACACGAACGCTGGCCATTGGCACTTTGTTTAGATAGTAGGAAATCTTAACAACATCGCCATTAGCAGGAGGGTTAATTAACCAGTTAACTCTATCGTTACCAATTTCATATAAAATTTTCTTGTATGGCTTGTTGGCAAGTAATGCTGTACGCTCTTCGTTAAACAAGTTTGCAATTTCAGTTTCAGAGAAATCAGCTTTGTTAATTGCTGTTTGTGTATTGTATCCAGATGTTACTGTTACCTTAACACTTGGAGCATATCCTAGCTTTGCTAACAACTCAGTGTAACGCTGATTCAAAGTTGGAAGTTTCAATGAATCAGAAATATTGTATGTGTTTGTTAATGGTAAGCCAATAAAGTCATTAGATGTTACGTTACGTGACACTAGCAGGTTACACCAAGAACGGAACTTTGTACCGTGGTTGAATAGCTCTAGGGTGTTGTCAAATTCAACAATAGGACGAATAGCTTTGCTTGAAGCAGAAGCAATGTCGCTAATTTCAATGTCTAAGAACTTAGCAACTGTTTCAATAACATCCTTGTGGTACCACATGTTTGTACGGCTGCTTGCGTTTCTGTTCTCGGCACCAACTGCCATTGTAATATAGTGTTTTGCGTTAATACCGCGAATAGCACCATCCCACTCTACGCTGTCCCAAGGCACTGCTGACTTGTCCCATAGAGTTTGTGTTGCTTTACTGTAACGAGTGTTACTGTATTGGTGTGTTCTACCTAGTAATCGAATACCACCTGGTGTACCAACACCATCAACTTGGAAACGACGAACTGCCACGGCACTTTCGTTAGTTAAGAAGTAGTCGGGAATGTGAACGTAGACATTTTGACCAGCTGTTGGTGCTGTGCCAAGCCATTGGATTTCACTTCCTAGCAATGTGTAATCAACACCGGCTGTTTTTAGTTGTGCATCAACACTAACACCAACTGCACTTTTATCATATGCTGTTAGTTCAAATGGAATTGCTTGAGTCTGATTACCGTTAGCAATTAGAGGTAAACCTAAGTCGCCATTGATATCTTGGCAACCAGGGAATTGACGGAATACTAAACGCATACCATTCTTTAACTCTAGCCTGCGATTGCCGTGTTGAGTTTGTACTACTGTAGTGTAGAATGTTTTGCCTAAAATGTCGTACTGTACGTTAAATGATTCATCGGCACTACCGTTAATGTAAATGACAGGCATGCCTTCTTCGATCCAATGGTAGTCCATCCAGTTGATAAACTTGTCAGGATCAATTGGTAAATCTAAAATGCTCACCGAAGCATCTGGTTCATTTGTACGGTCGTTGAACTTGTAAGCTGCCGCAATTTCATCAGAGCTTAATGTCTCTGTTCCGTTTTCAGTATACACTAACAAGCCTGCTTCCAACTGGCGTTTAGCTGTTGGGTGAGGCAAGTAATCTTTTACAAGTGTCTTTGTTGTCTTACGACCAACAGAATAGTTTAAATCTTCCATGGCACTTGGTTGAACCAAGTCTTCCAACACGGCACTTAGAACTTTCTTGTTTGTTTCAGTTCTGAAAATATTAGGCAACAGGTCTGTTACGTGTGGCGCAACAAACTCTCCGCTTTTCTGTTCAGGATAGTTCTGTACCGATGTTGTTGTCGGATTTAATTTCTTTGGATTCTTTGCCATTTAATTGCCTTATGTGTTAGTTGGTGCTACTTGACCTGTGATAACTTCAACATCACTTACTGTAGCACTACTAATAAAAATTTCGTCCTCGTCACATTTGATTTGGAACATATCGTTAGCTGTCAAGTTTGTCTGACGCGGGATTAGAGCAATACTGCTAATAACTCCGCCTAGCGTTTGGTGTACCCAAGCTGCCATGTCAGTGAAGTAGAACGTTTCGCCAAAGTCCCAGTTTCCTACTTCAAAGTATGAGTCAATAGCTGTAATTACTCTTGACTTAATTTCAGCATCACTGATTCGAGTACCGTCACTCTTTGTTACACGAATCTTAACTTTGTTTCGCAAATCAGATCCGTTACCAAAGATTACTTTGTATGTAACAGGGTGATAAACGATTGTATCGCTTAAACTCTTAAACGGAGCAATAGGCTCCATTAGCTTGCTCAAGCTGTAGCTTGTTAGTGGCACAGGCTTTGTTGCTTCTGCGGCACCGGATGTAATCCAGTTACGGAATGATGTGTTGTATGTTGATGTCAACACATACATGTCAATAATGTTTGTTGTTGTTGGGTCAACACGGTTGTCTCTTAGTGGTACATGATTGAACTGTACCTTCAAGTCTTTGCGACCACTAACAATTGTCGTACCGTTTACGTCAGGGGCAAGTGTATACTGGCCTAACGCATCAACAAACTCTTTAGCCTTTAACGATAGCTCGTTGTTAGCAATAACAGAATCAATAGATGTAGGATCGTTAGGAACAAGGTTATCAATTAAACCTGGTAACAATACAATTACTCGTGTTGGATCATAACGGCCATCGTCTAGTCGAACATAATCTGCTACGTCCATATCAATTTCACTGCTAACGCCTTCGTTAACTGTTAAGAACTTAACGCTGTCTTTGACTACACGGCGTGTAGTTTGATCTAATGCTGTACCAAAGCGTTGGTTGTGGAAAGTTAGTTCTTTCTCGCTACCAAAGATTGTTTGGTCTTTTCTAATGATAGTTGCCCATACGCCATTGCTATAAGCAAAGCGTACTAACCAGCTCTTGTCAAGAACTGTACCTGCTGTTGATAAGTCTAGGTCAGTGTTTGTAACAATACTGTCTTGCTTAACAACAATCCAACGGTCTTTCTTGTGATCAAAACGTAGACCAAAGTTGCGTTGGTTAGCAATCTCATTAATAATTTCAGCCTTTTCGTTTTCGTTGAATACTGTACGCAATGCTGGCATCCAGTATTCAACAAATGCTCCGTCTTCTACTAAACCGTTAATAAACACAGCACCTTGGCCGTTAGCACGTAAGCCTGTATTGTTGCCGTTATTGTCAGCTACACCAAAGCCTTCTCGGTATACGTCTAAAATCTTGCTCCAACCTTTGTTAGCAAACTTGGCAATAGAGTTTTTACGCAATACACGGTTAGCAAGAACAACAGAGCCCTTGCCTAAACGCACAGGTGTCTTAGCACCATCGTTGCGTAGATAGAAATAGCCGTGCGTTGTACCGTTTAGGTAATCAATTTTGTGCCATGCTAATTCTTCGCCTGCTAATGGAGTTACCCTACCCCATGTAGCATCTTCGCTGTTATACTTCTTGTAGTACAATTGGTGCAAACCGCGATTTAGAATTGAGTCCTGGAACCATGTAAACACTTCTTCATTGTTCTGGCTTGTGTTAAGTGACTTTTCTTCTGTTACTTCTGTAGAGTATAGGAAGCCATCGCTAGCTAATGTGATAACTGGGCGGTATGTGCCAGTTGGATCCTGGATGTCTGCAAAAATACTTTGGCCAGCGTATGTTCTGTTGATAGACTTAATCTTATCAACACCGGCAACTTTACCTTCTGGGTATAAGTTGTAATCGCTAGCAGTAATCATACGGTCTTGGCTAGATGCTGTGCGGCTAGCACGATTCTTAATTTGTCCAAGTGTTTCACCAGCACTACTTGAAGCACTAACGTTTAGTTGGATTGTAAAGATAGCATCTTGCTCTAAGCCTTGTGAGTCAACGTAACGGATAGCAACTTGCTTACCTGCAACGTCCATTGGCGTGAATGTTAATGACTCGTTTGCGCTTTCTCTGTACCATACACGAATGTTGCCAGTGGGGATATCAGAGAAAATATCATCTCCAAACTTGATAGAGATAGTATCGTTAGCACGAGTAATAACTTCGTAAACTTTTCTTGTGTCTTTGCCAATGGCATTGAATGTAATGTTCTTGCCAGTTGTGCTTGGTACTTGTTCCCATGTTTCAAGTACACGACCAGAACCGTCAATGCTTTGTACCCATACGTCTGTTTCGTTAATGTTCTCACCTTGGATGTCAATAACGCGGTTTTCAATCTTTGTGTCTAGCACATAGTCTTCGAACTTCAGCACACCTTGCTTGAACATAAAGAACCAGCCGTTTGTTGAGTTTGAATAACCAGAACCGTCGTTGTTGAACAACATGGTCAAGAAGCCATACGGGTTGGGTTCGTTTTCAACTGCTAACTGAGTTACCGAGTTAACAAAGATTGGAACTAGTTCGCAATTGTATGTTGTATTGTTTCTTGCACTCAAGTTAAATGATTGCACCATAGTGCGGCTTTCGGGTTCAGCAACTTGATATAGTTGACGTACCGTGCCGTCGGCTACAATGCTACTCATTGGACGACCAACAGGGTTACTTCTGCTTAGTACCTCATTTAGAATTACAGTAAACTGCTCATTGAAGTCTGGGTTGATTGGATCTGCCCATACAATAGTCTGACCTGCTAAGTTTGTGCCTTTGCTGTCATAGATGTTTTGTGTAGTATTAACTGCTGTTACACGCAAGAAGCCCGATGCGGCGCCATTACGATATGGCTTGTAGCCAAGCTGGCGAGCGATGCTTAATACGTTTCCGCGGACTTCTGCTGTTTCAAGAAATGTTTCACGTAAGTTTAAATCACTACGGAAAGCCAAGTTCTGTCCCAAGTATGCGATTAAGTCAATAAGGGCAACGTACTCGCTTGAGTTGATAAAGTCGTTGAAGTCTTCTGGATAGTTTGTTTTAACATGATCCAGTAAAGAAGTACGCAAACTATCAAAGTCGTATGCCTTGAAGTTAGAATTAACAAGGTAGCGATAGTTGTTCAGCCAGCTTTCAGCGGCATATAATTGTCCAAGGCGTCGAGTCTGGCTCATGTTGTAGTTGTTCCTTTATCATATGTCAAGGGCATAATAACAGTTTCGCCCGACGGATTGTACGTTACAATCACTTCAATGTTTAGTGCATTTGGTCCTTCTGTAACTGTTACAGATTGCAATGTCCAGCGTGGGTCATTGCCAATAATTGATCTAACATCGTTTTCGATTAAGTTAATTGACTTATCGTCAAGTGGTTCGAAAAGCATATCCCAAACAATACTACCAAACTCTGGCATCATAATACGTTCGCCTTTGCGAGTATTAAAATGGTTTAGTAAGTCTTGCCTTGCAAGGTCGAGGTCGTAGCGAACAGGGCTTAGAAAACTAGTCCCTACGCTACTATAACCACGGAATGTTGATGTTAAACGTGCCATACACCTATTTACCTATGGCAGATAAACAGGGTTTTATCAAGCTGGTTTAGTTGGAGCACTTGGCGGGAAGTTGCCACCAATATGTGGTTCCCCGTACTTGTCTTTTAACTGTTGAAGCGTTAAATTAACACCATGTGGCACTTTGCCAGTGTTTAGATATGCACTTCTTTCCCACTGTGCCGCTTGTGTTGGCGTTGGTGGACCATAGGCCGCTTCAACTTTTTCGCCAGTAGAAGGACCATTTCCAAGAGACCTTGTCCACGGATTCTGCGGGTTACGTGCTTTGTTGTTCTTAACGGCAGCTTCGTCGGCAGATACACCTTTTGTACGTAACTGATCTTGTGTCATGTTACGAGCATCAGCGTTTGGCTTGCCTGTCATTGCATAGTTTGCTTCACTATTACGTTGGTTAGCACTATTTGAATAAGGTGAGTTAGCCCAAATTTTAGCAATGTCTTGCTTTGTTGGTTTGCCATCTACACTTGCGGCACCACTTGCAACTAAGTCTTCTGCCATTTTCTTAGCAGCCGCAGGATTGCCATACGCTGCCATAATCAACGCATCAATTTGTGATTGTGTAATACACACTTGTCTGCCTGCGGCTTTCTTTGCTTTTTCCAGTGCGGCAATAACACCAGGTGCCATGTGTCTATCAACAATTTGTCTACTTGCTAAACGTGCTTCTGCTTCGCTTGGTCCGGCTAGTAACGCCTTTTTCAAGTTAGCATCAATTTTGCTTGCATCTGTTGTAAAGATATCAACACGGGTACCGTAACCTACGCTATACCCTTGGTAATCACTGTACATCATACCACGATAAGCTTCGCGACTCTTCATTAAGTTGAAGCCTTCTTCGCTTAATGTGTTCTGTGTTATATCTGGTACGCAATCTTCTGCGTTTGTCAATGGAGGTACAGAAGGATCTCCTGTAGCTTCGTCGCCTAGGTCAGCAGGAGTAATCTGATGATTGCCCAATGTTTCGTCTGTTACACCCGCAGGGACTGTTGGCATCTCTCCGCCGTTAAGTGCAGAGTGGCCACCATACGGTTCAGCTTCCGGTACGCGGCCAGCAATACTAACGCCAACTTGGGAATTAGTTGACAATGAGTTTGTTCCAGGACAATCTGCTCTATCAGCAGGAGGACCGTTTAAGTCAATGCGCTGACCAGTCATTTTGAACTGACTGTCTGCAAGCAAGTTTAAATTCTGTGCTGAAGTAATGTTAACCGCAACGTCGGCGTTAACTTGCACCTTAGCATCTGTTGATTCAATACGAATGTCATTACCTGCTTTCATATTAATACCATTTTCAGCTTCTAAGTTAATGTTGTTGTCAGCACGGAAGTTGATACTACCTTCGGTGTGTACGCTAAAGTCGCCTGCGCCAAAGAAGTCAATGTTACCAGCGGCATCCATTTGGAACCATGCAGAACCTGCGGCATTAATCATATAGATAAAGCCGTCATCGTTATTCATGATAATTGTGTTACCCGAACGTGTTCTTAGTTTAATCTGCCCATGCTTACCATTCTCGCCATCATCTAGCATAATGCTATGTTGTCCAGGTGACAAGAAGCCATATGCATTGCCAGGGTGTTTGTCTTTGTTTCTAAACGGACCAGCGTTAGTGTGTCCTCTACGCAAGTCTTTTTCTAAGCCTTGGCGTGACAAAGTTTCTGCCTGGAAATGCTTTGGCCTGTTTTGTTTTTGAGGGTCTTTAGAGTTAAAGCGGTTGCGCTCACTAACTGGTTTAATTTGACCATCGTGGGTTGCACCAGATGCAACGCCCGGCAACGAGTGAGTATGGCCATCATGCGGTAAACATGCCCACCAGACACCTTGATGTGTATCTCCGTTAATAAAGCCACAAATAACATTAACGTCTTTGTGCGGTGGTACCATCCACATGCCGTAGCTTTGATTTGTTTCCTTTAGCTTAGTTGCGTCATCTGCCCTAGACTCTGCTTTTTGTGCCTGAGCGCCAGCAAAAGGCGGGCAGTAACGCATTGTGTACCAGCTAGATTCATCGTTTTCGTTGGCAGCACCCAATTGTGCAATCCATACTCTAATACGTCCAAGACCTTCTGGGTCTGTAACGTCTTTAACTTTACCAATAAAGATACCGTGTTGTTTGTTGCCACCACCGCCACCAGGCTTGTGATGTTCTGGGCGTCCACCGTTTGAATCTGCTCTCATTTCTTATCTCCAGTACTGTTCATGCCTGCGTTTTGTGGACCCTTACTCGAGGCAGCTCCGGAACTTGCAGGGGCAGAACCGCTTGATTGAGTTTTCTTGCCGCCGTATGGATTGCTTAGGTTATCTCTAAAGCAATCTAGTGTCGTAGTAAACTTACCTTTAACAAATTTGTTAACAACTTTCTTTGCAGAGTAAACTCCAGAGATTGTGTCACTATGTCTGATATTCATAGTATCATCTACCTTCCAATCGGCAGCAGGGACTACTGCCTCAAAGTAAATGAATGGTAGCCAGTTGTGGCTTGCCATCTTCTTACGTTTTGTTGCTAGCATTTCTTCTGTTAATCCTGCTTCGTATTCCCATACGTCTTCTTCCCATGGCGGAACACCTGGGATTTGCATTAGCCAGTATGGGTCACCGACAACTTCTAAACTAATAGTATTCATATCGGCTTCGCCGCCACCAAGCGAGTTACCAAGCTGTCTGTAAATGCTAAACTCTTGTGCGCTTTCTTGGTAGACCGCTGCCTGTGCAGAGCTTTGGTCTACCGTTGTGTTCATATGATAGTACTTTGGAAAGTGTGGGTACCACGTACCGCTAGGGGCACTACTTCTATGTGGCAAGTCCTCTGCATACGTTCCGCCAGGGCCGTCTGCAAATGTCCCGGTGCCGCCACCAGACTTTGCCCCACCTGCTGAACGTGCGCCTTTGGAGTCTTTGCCTTGTCCAGTTGATCTGCCTTCTGGTGGTTCACGAGTTGTTCTTGCAGTCGATGTTGGACCAATTGGCTTACCGTCCTCATCAATCCAGATTGGGCGTACTTGGCGCCATAGGTAATCTAGCTTAATGTCACAGTTGATAACTTCTGTGTTCTCGCCTGTGTAAATCCACTTGTATACTTTACGCAATAAGCCTTTGCTAATCCAGTAATTTACACGACCGTCACGTTGGCTTTGCTGAGTCGCATCTTCAAACTCTTGTGGACTGATAATTGTTTTAGCATCTTCCTTTGTTGTTAAGAAGAAGTGTACGTCTTCTGCATACCCGCCAAGCTTCTTATCGTACTTGCCTGTACTTTTAGCACCACAGATAATGCTAAAGTGTCTAGCAGGTTTGTTAATAGTACCCGGCTTTGTGTCTGGGTTGTTAAACTCTTTCTTTCCGTCATTTACACGGTGCAAAAACTTTAATACGTCTTGGCTGTTAGGCAAACTGCTACTCATAAAAGAGTGAATAGTTGTACCTGCTTGAACTTGAATTTCACCTTTACGCATACCCCATAGGTGTGCAACGTCACTGAAGAAACTGTATTCGTATTTTAAACCTGCAATATCTTTGTGCGCCTTAATTGTGTACTGGTGTGGCGCAGATCGTAGACCTGCTGTTACTTTTTCAGCTTCACGTTTGTTTAACGCTTCTTCTAGTTGCTTGCAAAAGTCGCCAATCGTTGCAGGGTGTCCGTCCATGCGGAAACCTTGTTCGAGATTCATATGGTCGCTATGCCCAGCAGCACCTAAGTCTGGATATAGTTCAAAGTCGTATACGCTGCCTTTGTAATCCAGTTTCATTTTTAAAGTTTTAATGCGAACATAGTAACAGAAGTGCATCTGTTCACCTGACCAACCTAGGCACGGAACAGGAGCATCGCCATCTGGTTCGTATCCGCTAAACATAATTTCTAGCAAGTACAATGCACCGTCGTTGTTTTTGTAACCAAGTGACATTGCGGCAATGCTAAGTGATTCAATAAAGCGGCCGCCTAATGGTTCAACAAGTTTACCACTGAATAAGTGGTGCTGTTGCATTGCATAGTTTCCTGTTTGGTTGCCAGTACCAACAGTTTCCATTGTTAGTTCTTCTAGATATGTAGAACCAGTGCCGCCTGTTTCCCACATGATGATACCGTTCTTGTAATTGTAAGAACGATCAGGTCTACTTGCTGTAGACTCTGTAAGTGGCATCATTGTTAATCGTGTGTTGTATGTGACGTTACGATAGTTTGATAGTGGATTGTAAACAACGTCTGGCACGCCTACGTCATCCAGATGATCTGGTTTAGTCATTGCCATATTAAATTAACCTTTGTACGTCTTTTGAAGATAGAACCCTAATTACCATGCCTGCTTTTAAATCACGCAATGGATCTTGTAACTGATTTCTGTTTAGTAACGCAATAACCCACCACCATTTGCTGTTGCCGTATAAGTCGTAACTTAGCAGGTCAATCCTGTATTCAAATTTAGGTGCCACTGTAATGTATTCAGCGATGCGGCCTTCTAGTAAGTCTGCGGCCATTGGGAAATCAGCAAGCCCGAGATAAAAATCTTTAATCTCTGTTGTTGCATACTGATTCTTTCCTGTTTCAATGTTTGTCATACGTATCCGTTTCCTAGTAAGTCGCCACTTGCAAACTTGCTTAGTGTGTATTCTTTAACTGCTTCAATTGGGTTGATTTGAATAATCAACGACACTGACATTTCAAACAACACTGGTACTGCTTGTCTGCCGTTGAACATGTCACATGTTACATAATCAACATCGTTAGGGTAATCGTATTGGAATGTCTTAACAACCACCGGCGTGTTGTTGTATAAGCCGTGTGCATTTAATCTTCCAATAGGTGGCGGTGTGCCTTTGTTTGCATCAGTGCGGCCATAAAACATACTAGTAGCACTACGCAAGATATGAATCGCAGTAAGTGTGCGCTTTGCTTCTTCTTCATTACGGCTAAACCACTGACCACTGATTGTTACAACAGGTGTTGAACGATTGCCAAACGCACTAGGTTGATAGTTAGTGTGTTGCAATTCCCATGTGCTGTAGTTTACTTCAATTGTTTGGCTAATCTTAGGAGTGCTTGGCCATTCAATTGTAGATGAGGAACCCTTTGTTAAAGAACGCGGGTCACTGTTTGCGTTCTTGCGACCGCTAGCATCTGTCATGTTGTCAAATGCTTTGAATGTTAACGATACCTTGTCTGATAAATTTGCCATGTGTTATCCTAAACGTTTATCAAATATCTTCTTAATGCGATTTAGCAAACTCGCATTAGCATCAGGATAAAGTTCTTGTAAAATGCTCATGCGTCCAGCATCTGTTGCTGAACGGTATAAATCTCTAATAGCAGATGCACTGTTTACAGTACTGCCTGCAATCTTAAACTGTACGTCTGCTACCGGATAGATGTATCCGTGTCCAGCACGTTGTCCTTCTGGTGTTTTGCCATTGTTAAACGGCATTGGGTTCTTACCAGTCCACGGTTGGAAGTAAGCAGGTGTACCATCTTTCAACGGAGTAAATGCAAAACGAGGGTCTGACTGCATATCCTTTTGGCCAACACCAAAAACTAGCACATCTCTATTAGGGTCTAAGCCTAAACGTTCTGGCAAGTGCTTAGGAGAATACGGAACAGTTTCTTCAACGACATGACCAGCAGGTACACCCGCAGCCTGCATCATTAGTTCCTTTTCTTGGAACGAAAATGGGCTTGTGTTCGGCTCAACCTTGCCACTTGTTGTAATGTAAGTATTGTTAGCGCCAAACTTTGCAGCCAATTCACGGAACACTCCTGCATGTCCATGGTGAAATGGATGGAAGCGGCCAGCATAGACGGCAATTACTCGGGGCTTTAAATCATTGATCTTCATTGATAGTTTCTCCATGTCTATTTACCGTTTGAGTAATGTACCTACTTTACCGTTGCCTATTGACAACAGTAGAACTTGACTGTATACTAAACGTAAGGAGCTAAATGTGACTGAAGAAAAGACAAAAACAGTATATCTTAAGAATAAAGACATCTTAACAGAGATTCACCGTAGCAAAATGACGTACTGCTGGGCAGAGTCAGAAGAATCAAAACAATATGATTACATCGTGGCAGACTTAAAAAGTTTCCACAATAGAAAAACCAAAACTTGCCCAGAAGGTGCTATCAACTTAGCAAAAGATGCAAGAGCCGCACGTATGCAAGCGGCAGCTCACCAGGCAGCATTAGCGGAATGGGAAGCAAACGGCGGCAAAGCTAGTACTAAGCCTAAAGCCGACGAGTTCGAAGTTAACGTAAAGAAGATTCCAGTTACCGACTTGGTAGTTAGAGTCATGACTTGGGACCATATTCCGCTAGAACCTGGTCGTAAGAATAATCCTAAAAGTCTTGCTGACCATCGCTCCAAAGTAAACTTTCCACCATTCAAGCATTTTTCACAAAATGAAGATGGCTCATGGAGAGAGGTCCTTCGTAGCCATTGGAAGGGCGACTTGCAAACTGGAGAGTTTTCTACAGAACACGGACGCATTACAAACAGACTTGGCGCTATGTTCTTAAAGCTATGCGAACGCTATAGCCTGCGAAGCAACTGGCGTGGTTACAGTTATGTTGACGAAATGCGTGGGCAGGCACTTATCCAGCTAACACAAATTGCATTACAGTTTGATGAAGGCAAATCGCAAAACCCGTTTGCTTATTACACTGCCGCAGTTACTAACTCCTTTACCCGTGTTCTTAACGTGGAAAAGCGTCAACGTGATATCCGTGACGACATGCTACAAGACTCTGGACAGATGCCATCATGGACAAGACAGATGGAACATCAGCAAGCACACATTGCAGAAGTTGAAAGACTTAACGCTCTTAAAGATGCAGAAGCATTAGGCGAGAACCTAGAAGAGCCAATTGAAGAAAGTGAACCAGTAAATGACTAATCCATTCCGCGACCAGGAAAAGTTTATGAGAGCCTGCGACCAAAGCGTTGATGGCTTTAATGCAGACCAGTTTAACATGTACTTGGGTCTCATTGAGGAAGAGTCAAAAGAACTAGCCGAAGCAATTGCGGCGCACGATGAAGTAGAAACACTAGATGCGCTAATTGATATTCTAGTTGTTACTATCGGTGCTATCCATAGCGCAGGCTTTGATGCCGAAGGCGCATGGAAAGAAGTTATGAAAACAAACTTTGCCAAGATTGACAAAGAAACAGGCAAGGTTCGCAAACGTGAAGATGGCAAGGTGTTGAAACCCCTGGGTTGGACTCCTCCTGAACTTGCACCATTTTTAAAGAAGGAGTAATATGCACGCCGAAAGTTTAAAACACCACATCAAACACTTGGAAGAGTCACATACTAAGCTAGACAACGAAGTAGATACACTTGAAAAGACTGGCTTGTTTGAAGACCTTCGTTTAGAGGGCCTCAAGAAGAAACGATTACACCTTAAAGACGAACTGGTTCGTTGTAGACATCAACTTACAGAAATGTTAAAATAATTGTTATGACACAACCTTTTAAGAAAGCCGTGTGCTTTACAGATATTCATTTTGGTTTACGCAACAATAGTCGTGCCCACAATGATGACTGTGAAAACTTTATTAAATGGATGGTTGAAGAAGCCAAGAAAGAAGGTGCCGAAACATGCATCTTCCTTGGTGACTGGCATAACAATAGATCCACTGTTAACGTAAGCACACTAAACTATACAACGTCCAATATCAAGTACCTTTCAGAGAACTTTGAAAAGGTATACGTTATTATGGGCAATCACGATCTTGCTTATCGTGAAAAGCGTGAGATTAACTCACTGCCATTTGCTAAACACTTAGACAACGTGGTTCTAGTTGACGAGCACCTAACTGTAGGTGACATGACTATTGTTCCTTGGCTTGTTGGCAACGAGTGGGAAGCAATGGCAAAGCTAAAGAGTCGCTATGTATTTGGTCACTTTGAACTGCCTAGCTTTAAAATGAACGCTATGGTAGAAATGCCAGACCATGGCGGACTTAACGCAGGGCATTTCCCCAATCAAGAGCTTGTGTTCTCAGGACACTTCCACAAGCGCCAGCGCAAAGGTAACATTGTATATCTAGGAAACCCATTCCCACATAACTATGCTGATGCGTGGGATGATGAACGTGGATGCATGTTCTTAGAGTACGGCGGAGAACCAGACTTTAGATCCTGGCCTAATGCTCCCAAGTTTAAGACACTAACACTAACACAAGCAATTGACCGCCACGCAGAACTGTTTGATTCACAAACGTTTGCTCGCATTACTATCGACGTAGACATTAGCTACGAAGAAGCAACTTACATCAAAGAACAGTGGGTTGAGCAGTATAACATGCGAGAGTTGAGTCTTATTCCTGGTAAGAAGGAAGAACACACAACCGAATGGACAGGCGGCGAAATACAATTTGAATCTGTTGATGCTATTGTGCTCAATCAGATCCAAGCAATTGACTCCGATGTCATTGACAGACAAATCCTCACACACATCTATCAAGGATTAACACATTGATCAAGTTTAAGAATTTAACTATCAAGAACTTTATGAGCGTGGGTAATGTTACCCAAGGCTTACGTATGGACAAGTATGGCCTAACGCTAGTTCTTGGTAACAACCTAGACTTAGGAGGCGACGGTGCTCGTAACGGTGTAGGTAAAACTACAATGGTTAATGCACTTAGCTACGCAATCTTTGGCTCTGCACTAACAAACATTCGCAAAGAGAACCTTATTAACAAGACTAACACCAAAGGTATGTTAGTTACTGTTGAGTTCGAAAAGAATGGTGCAAAGTATCGCATTGAACGTGGTCGCAAGCCGAACGTACTACGCTTTATCGTTGATGACCAAGAAGTAAACGAAGCAAACACAGACGAAGGCGCCGGTGAGAATCGTGTAACACAGGAAGCTATTGAACGTGTAGTTGGCATGAGTGCCGAAATGTTTAAGCACCTTGTGGCTCTTAACACTTATACTCAACCTTTCTTGAGTTTAAAGAGTGGTGAGCAACGCGACATCATTGAAGAACTACTTGGTATTACACAGCTAAGTGAAAAAGCTGAAATCTTAAAGAACCAAATTAAGACCTCCAAGGACAATGTCCGTGATGAAGAGTCACGCATTAAGGCCCTGCAGGAAAGTAACTTGCGTGTCCAGTCTACAATTGACGACTTGGAACGCAGATCACGCATTTGGATTAGTAAGCGCGACGATGACCTTGCTAGCTTTGCGTTAGCAATCAATGAACTTGAAAGCACTGACATTGAAGCAGAACTAGAGGCTCACCGTACACTTGTATCTTACAAGGAAAATGAAAGTCGCCTAAAGTTAGCCAATAAAGAATTGGCCACTCGTCAGAGCAACGTTAAAAAATTACAAGAAGCTCTTGTAGTGGCCCAGAAAAGTCTTGCTGACATCGTTGAACACCGTTGCCCAAGTTGCGGCCAAGATGTTCACGATGCTCAACATGACAAAATGAGCGCAAGCGCACAAGAAGCTGTCACACTAACAATCAACTCCTTGCAAGAGGAACACAGACTATTAGCTCATGCTGATATGACTGTGCGTACAATTGGAAACTTAGGCGAACGTCCAAAGACAAAGTACGCCAACGTTGAAGATGCCGCGGCTCACAAAAACAACTTAGAAAACATCCGCAAACAGTTAGATGCAAAGGCTCAAGAAGAAGATCCTTACAGGGAACAAATCGAAGCCATGAAGCAAACTGCCTTAGCAGAGGTTAGCTGGGACGAGATTAACAGGGTAAGTAAACTGCTTGAACATCAAGAGTTCTTGCTAAAACTACTAACAAGTAAAGACTCATTTGTCCGAAAACGCATTATTGAACAGAATTTAGCGTATTTGAATCACAGACTGAGCTATTACTTGGATAAGTTACAATTGCCGCATCAAGTTTCTTTTAGAAGTGACTTGGAAGTTGATATTAGCCAACTAGGCCAAAGTTTCGATTTTGATAACTTGAGCCGCGGTGAACGCAACCGTTTGATTCTAGCACTAAGCTGGAGCTTCCGGGATGTGTATGAAAGTTTCACAGAGCCGATGAACTTGATGTTTATCGACGAGCTAGTCGACTCTGGAATGGATAGTGTAGGTATTGAGCATTCAATGTCTGTACTAAAATCCATGGGACGGGAAATGAATCGAAACATCTTCCTTATCTCTCATAGAGATGAGCTAGCAAGTCGAGTCAACAACGTGCTTATGGTTGTTAAGGAAAATGGTTTTACCATGCTTGACACAGATACGCAAGTAAACGAAATTAACTAAGGAAACATTATGTCAAATCACGATACTCTACTAGAGCAGTTTGAAGCTTACAAAGCCGAGAACGACAAGTTCACAAACAAAGGCGTAAAGGCCGCGGCTGCTCGTGCTCGTAAAGCACTACAGGAAATGAGCAAAGCTATCAAGGAACGCCGTAAGGAAATTACCGCTGAGAAAGAAGCATTGGCAACTCCTAAGTAATGACTTGGCTGTATCAAGGTAATGTCGTTGACGAATTGCCCGAGGACTGTACTGGTTTTGTTTACCTTATCACAAACAAAACTAACGATAGAAAGTATGTTGGTAAAAAGCTTGCAAAGTTTGCAAAGACAACATATAAAGTCGTTAAGCAGAAAAACGGTGTCAAGAAGAAAAAGAAGATCAGAACAAAAGTTGATTCTGACTGGCGAGATTACTACGGATCCAGCGACGAGTTAAGCAAGGATGTAGAACTTCTTGGGAAAGATAACTTCACTCGAGAAATTCTACATTACTGTGCTTCAAAAGCGGTATGTTCTTACCTAGAAGCAAAAGAACAATTTGACAGAAAAGTACTAGAATCTAAAGACTACTATAACGGACACATTCAAGTCCGTGTTCATGGCTCACACATTATAAACAAGATTTAACTTGGCACTTAATTCAGCCTGTGCGCTGATAACTAAAACACAATACTCATCTAGGCTAATACACTACGCAATGTAGACACTCACAGCGTTTTCGCACACTCATTAGCAATCTCACCAAGACAAGATCACTACTGATAAAGCTCGCACCGGCAAGTTAAATAGGTGCCCAAAAACTGGACCTTGGGTCGCAGGGAAGGAAGTTCCGTGCAGTAGCGGAGACTAAAACCACTATCCTTAACAGGACGAAGTTCAATTGCTTGAAAAGAACTGGGTTTAGTATATGTAAAGCTAAAAAGAGTAGGCTCTGGTGAACTATTACAACCTACAATATTATGCAAGCAGATTGGATTGCTTTCATAATATGCGTTATTACAAGACAAGCGTAAAGGGGTACAGCGTAACCGCCCTTACTGGTAACAGTTGCTTAATCCAATGTGGCATGGGGGTCTGAGTCAAGACTAAATGTTTTTCTTAGCCGGTAAAACGGCTAAGTGTGACTGGTTAATCTTAGTCAAGCTAATCACTATGTAAGTCATATGATTCATCTTAACAGTAACTTAACTAAAAGTAAAAATTGTAGTCTTAGATAAAGTTGAATGAGCGAGAGCGAAGCGATGCGAAATTCAAGAGCGAAGTATTCGCTCTACCAAGATAGAATAAATGCCGAATAATGATTAGAAACGACTGCGAGCAAAGCCCTTCTTGCCGTACATGGCCTCAGTGCGTTCTTTGATAACTTCACTGAGCACTTGTCTTTCTAGATAAGTCATAAACCACACTGATTCAGGGTCTATTGTGCCCCAAACACTTAATGTGGATACTTCTTTGATTAGGGCTCTTGCCTCGTTTTCTATACCTTCAATGAAGCGTTTAATAGCTTCATTGTTGGTGCCAAGTATCAAGAGCCTACGCCGAAAAAACTTGTAGGGTCAAATAGCATATCTGACTTGAACATCTCGCCGCAATGTTCACACTTTACTTCTACTGTACGAGTAATGCCGTATTGACCAAAGCGTTTTAGTTCTTCGTCTAGGCGTTCGTTTGAAGCACGATCTAAGTTCTTAACCCAATCTGCAATGTGTGCAGGGTTAGTAACTTCTACACCATCTGGCAATGTAACAGACACAATACTTTGTGCAAGTATGTCTTGGCTTAGTAAAACAAGGTCGTTATAGCCTTTATTTGCAATGTCTGCCTTCTGATCAATAGTGATATTTTCGTTAGATTCTGCCGCTTGTAATTGACGCATCGTAACAAATTGTATGCGAAGCAGTCTACTCTGAGCGTCTAAAGTATAAGGTTTTAGAACAACTTTGATGCCAGAAGCTAGCGTAACTTGCCCAATATCTTCAGGAATTGCTTTAAGTGTAGACAGTACACTACCTAGTCCAACTGTAATTCTTTGCGTTTTTCCATCGCTTTCTTCACAGTTGTGGCTTACATCTAACTCCATATCATCGCCGTATGATGCCATACGCATAGCTACAAGGATAGCGTCAATGTCTGGTGCTGGGATTTCGGATACGTTTGTAATGTCTGGGCATACACTTGCTAGCACTTGCTTTAGTGCTTCACCGTTTAGCAATCCGTCTGGGTTCTTAAGTGCCAGCTCATCTTTGGCAGTCATTGGATAAACGGCCAATTCATTTGTATCAGATAGCTTTGGGGGCTGTTTGTAGAAGCGTCCGCTACTTGGCAACTCAATGTGAGTACCAGGTCTACGGTAGTATTGGGCCAACGGGTTTGGTGTTGGCATTTTAAACGGCTTCTTTAGTGGGTTGGAATTATCCATGTACTTAATCCTTAACGGTAAATAGGTTCATAGGCCTATTATTGCATAATCGTATTTATGTGGTATTTTAATGCCTCAAGGACCGTAATTCCATAATGAGTGAATTCAATGACAACGACCTAAGACGCTTGTTAGACAAGCTTGACGATTTAACCAGTGCGCTAGGTCGCGGGCATAGTGCTGGGCAAACAGGTGGTACACGAACACAAGCCAAAGGCAGCAATCAAGGTGCAGCCAAAGTAGACAAGGGTGCAGAAAAGCTAGTAAAAGACAGAATGAAAGACTACGCTGATGCTATCAAGCGTGGGGAGAAAATTAGCGAAAGCGCCCGTAAAGAATTAGAAAAGTACGAAAAGCAACAAAAGAAAGCCAACGAAGAACTAGAGGACTCTGAGAAAAAGCACAAGAGACTAAACAGAACACTTGACAATTTTAGCTCTAAGATTTTATCAAGCAATACAAGTGTCTCATCTGCAATGGGCAGTTTAAGCGAAAGCTTGTCTGGTAGTAATTCGGTTATTGGTAAAGCACTAAGCGGAATGGCCGCCGGCTTTGGCTTCACATTAGGTGTACTTGAAAACTTTGCAGCCAGTGCAAGGGACATGGGTGCGTTTGCTGACCTTAGTGCGTTTAGCATTGGCTCAGTTAAACAAGCCAAGTTAATGTCTGGCCTTGGTGACAGCTTTATCAAAGTTATCGCAGATAGCAACGGTGGTTTTAAAGCGTTTGGTGCAAGTAGCCAAAAGGCAACAGAAAATTTAAGTGACTTGGCACGTGGCCTACGTTTAGGTTCATACTCAATTAACGGTAGCTTGCAAAAAGCATTGGGTCCAGAGTACGTTAAGAAAATGAACAAAGCTGCCGCTGCCACAGCGGCTATGGGCTTGTCGCAAGAAGACCAAGCAAGCTTGATGGGCACGTTGAGTTCTACAATTGCATTGACAGCAAAGAATGAAACCGATGCACAAAAGCAATTGGTCAAACAATATGAAGAAACAGTAGACTCTGCACGTACTTTAAGTAACACATTTGGTACAAGTGCCAAGGAAATCTTAAAGAGTATTGAAAACTTTAAGAAGAGTACTTCAGGACAAGCCGCTGAACTGCAAGGTGTTGCAGGAGCACAGGAAATTAAACAAGCACTTGCAGCCGCAGGTGTAAGCAATAACGAAGAAGATTTAAACCGAATGGCCTTGTTAATGGCCAAAGGTCAAACAGGCGCCGCAACAACATACGCTTCTCCTGAAGCTATGGCAAACTTCCAAGCAGTTGCGGCCGCTACAGAGGCAGCACGTAAATCAGGCGGTGGAGTAATTACAGCGCAAGGCATGTCACAAGGCATGCAAGGTCAACGTGGCACATTTGAAGAGATTAGCAGACAACGTGGTGAGCTTGGTGCTAAAGGTACCGAAGGCTTATTTGACACTGGTGTTGCAGCCGGCGTACTTGCCAAGCGACTAGACTTGCAGGCCAAAGCGGCCGCCGGTGATGAAGCCGCAAAGAAAGAATTAGCAAGTGGCTTAGGCACAACTACAGAAGCTAACAACATTCAAGCAATGGATCAGCTAACTGGTGCGTTGAATAGTTTACGTAACGTCATCTTAGGCTTAATGGCAGGCATTGTTGGCTTAACTGGTGTTGTTGGAGCATTGATCGTTAGTGGCGGTGTTGGAGCCTTAGTAGGTGGCGGAACAGGCATCATTGGAAAACTAGGTGAAGTAATTGGATCAGGTTTAAGCAAGGTAGGCGGATTAATTCCAGACAAGTGGAATCCGCTTAAAGCAAACCAAGGCCCGCAATTGCCTGGCAAAGCTGGTAGTGCAGTAATGGACAAGTTAAGCGGAGCCGCTTCTAAGGGATTGGAAGGCTTTGGTGACTTGCTTGGAAAACTTGGCGAAAGTAAAACAGTTAAGGGTGCAGGCACATTGGCATTGCTAGGTAGTGCTCTTGCACTAACCGCGGTTGGATTAAAGCAATTCAATGAAGTTGATTGGACAAGCTTTATCAAAGGTACAATTGCATTAGGTGGCTTAATTGCTATGGCAAGATTTGTAGGTGAAGCATCTACAGGTATGTTAAAAGGTGCGGCTGCTATTACTTTATTAGGTGCCGCTATGTGGATGGCAGGCACAGGCTTTAAGACATTCAACGAACTAGACTGGGGTAGCATTGCCAAAGGTGCAGTTGCTCTTGGTGTGTTTGGTGTGGCCGCAGGCATCCTTGGCTTGTTCTTACCACAAATCTTACTAGGCTCAATTGCTATTGCCGCATTAGGTGTTGCAGTTGGTATAGCTGGTACTGCTATGATTCCTGCAGCCTATGCGTTTAATGTCTTTGCAGAAGCGTTCCAGAAAGTTGGTGCTATTGACGGTGCTAACTTAATTGCAGTAGGCGCAGGCTTAGCCGCAGTTGGCGCAGGCGCAGTACTATTTGCCGCAGGCATGGCTGTAGCTACAGCAGGTAGTATGGTAACAAGCATTATGGGCTTGTTTGGTGCCAAGAGCCCGCTAGAACAAATAATGAAGTTTGTTCCTTATGCGGATGCTATTAGCGCAGTTGGACAAGGCATTAAAGCGTTTGGCGAAGGTATCCTATCAGTTAGCACAAACATTAGCACAGTTGACGGGGAATCGTTATCTAAACTACGTGACCAACTTGTTGAGTTTGCTAAAGCAGGCTCAAGCGATGAACTACGTATCACAGCCGAAAATCTTTCAAAGATTGGCACAGCGTTAAGTCAAATTAGCCAAGTTGGGGAAATTAAGCTTCCCAACTTAAATGACGTAAATGTATCAAGTACACTATCACCTGCAAGCACACTAAGCCCAGGCGAGTCTATTGTAGGAGACAAAAATGCTCCTGCAATGACACCAGAACTAATTCAACAGATGATGAGTTATTTGTCAAGTATGCAAAACGACTTGGCCGCAATTAGGACCAACACAAAAGGCGAAGGATCCTTCGCACCGGTAAGGTTAAGTTAAAAATACAAGGTAAGTAAACACATGAGCTGGAGAAAACATTTTAGAATTTGGGACCCACAAGCAGAGCAAACTAATGCTGGTCCTCGTGGTGGCGGTTCAACGCTATCATCGAAGTTTGCAAGTTGGTTACAGGACGTATACACCGGCCAACCAAACCGTGTTGAACGCTACGTTCAATATGACCAAATGGATCAGGACAGTGAAGTTAACGCTGCCTTAGATACAATTGCCGAATTCTGTACTCAATCAGATGAGGATACAAACTTACCATTCCGCGTTATGTGGAAGGAAGATCCTACTGAAAGCGAAAGCAAGATTGTACAAGAGTCATTGAAGAAATGGTGCGCTATCAACAAGATGGATCAGCGCATTTTCCGTATCTTCCGTAGTGCAATCAAGTACGGTGACCATTTCTTCTTACGTGACCCAGAAACGTTTGAACTGTACTGGGTCAACCCAACAGACGTAAAACGTGCAGTTATCAACGAAGCAGAAGGCCGCGCAGTTGAACAGTATGTTATTTCTAACGTTCATCCTAACTTAGGCATGAAAGTTGCAACAAAGCCAATTGACAACGTTAACACACTTGCTAATAGTAACGTAACAAATGCCGCAGGTCCCTTCTCTGTTGCTAGTGGTTATTCAAAGCCAAACCAAGGTATTGGCGAAATTGCTATCAGCGGTGAACACGTATTGCACGTTAGCTTAAACGAAGGTTTAGATGCTAGCTGGCCGTTTGGTCCAAGTATTTTGGACAGCGTATTCAAGATTTACAAGCAAAAAGAAATGCTTGAAGATGCGATTATTATCTATCGTGTGCAACGTGCGCCAGAACGCCGTGTATTCTACATTGACACAGGCAACTTGCCAAGTCACCAAGCTATGGCATTCGTTGAACGAGTTAAAAACGAAATTCACCAACGCCGTATTCCTACTAGATCAGGTGGTAGCGCAACAATGGATGCAAGCTACAACCCACTATCTATTATGGAAGACTTCTTCTTTGCTCAAACAGCAGACGGTCGTGGTAGTAAAGTTGAAGTATTGCCAGGCGGTCAAAACCTAGGCGAAATTGACGACTTGCGCTTCTTCTCTAACAAGTTGCTACGTGGTTTACGTATTCCAAGTAGCTATTTGCCAACTGGTCCAGACGATACAGCCGTGCAGTTTACAGACGGACGTATGGGTACAGCTCTAATTCAAGAGTTCCGTTTCAATCGTTACTGCCGTAGATTGCAAGGTTTAGTAGCTCCTTACATTGATAAAGAGTTTAAAACTTTCATGAAACATCGTGGTGTTAATATTGATAGCTCAAGTTTCGACCTAGATATGCTAGAACCGCAAAACTTCAGCAGTTATCGTGAAATTGAAATTAACAATGCACGTGCCGCAGTGTTTACACAGCTAGCTGAGATTCCATATCTAGCACATCGCTTCAAGTTGAAGAAGTTTATGGGCTTGACAGACGACGAAATCCTAGAAAACGAGAAGCTGTGGCGTGAAGAAAACGACGAAGATCACGTTACAGAAGACGAAGAAGCTGCAAACTTTGGAGCAACAGGTCTAAAAGGCCCAAGCGACAGCGACTTAGACCTAAGCGGTGGCTTAGATTTGGGTCCAATGGAAGGTGAACCAGGTGCAGAAGGTGCTCCAGCACCTGGTGGAGCCGCCCCAACAGGTGGAGCTCCAGCACCAGCACCAGGTGGCGCAACACCGCCACCAGTATAAACGGGCTTAGTTGATAAGTAAGAGTATGAGATTTAACGATTTAACACAATACCAAGACGAGATCGAAGAAGAAATCGACCCTGAGGTTGCGTTTTTTGGCGACTTGCGTAGAAAGCGTCTAAGTCTCGAGCACGTAAATCGCTTAAGAAAATTAAGGGATTTACGTGACTACGAATCTAAACAACGTTTAGAGCTCGTTAAAAAAATGTACGCCCGTCCCCCGGCAGTATAATACCTAATACTTCTTAGGTATAAAAGTAAAGACATAGTTGTCAAAAACTATGTTTTTTCTGCCATTTCCGCCTCATTTAAGTGTGCCATCTGTAAGTAGTTATTGGTACTATGTGCCCCTTAGCGCAAGGAGACAAAATAAATGAGTAAAACAGTTCTAGAACAAGCGTTGGACCATCTTCTTAATAAAGAAGAAGATAAAGCCGCTGCCTTGTTACATGATTACTATGTTGGCGTTGGCCGCCAAGTCTATGAAGACATCATGGCTGACGATATTGCATTCGACGACGAAGATGCACAAGACGCTACCCAAGCTGTTGAAGAAGTTGAAGCTGATTTAACAGAAGAAGGTGACGATGAATTTGCCCCTGAAATGGGTGGCGAAGAAGAAGCAACAGACGATCTAGGTGCAGACCTAGGTGACGAAGGCGCCGCACCAGTTGATGCGGACTCTGCTGATGTTGCTGATGCTATGATGGACGTTGAGTCTGCTCTAGCAAAACTAAAAGCTGAATTTGAAGAAATGGTAGGCGGTGGCGAAGTTGAAGCCCCAGGTGAAGAACTACCAGGCGGTGAAGAAGGTGCTGAAGAACTACCAGCCCCTGAAGAAGAAACTGCTGAAAGCATTGAAGAAGCAATGGAACTACAAAAAGTTTCTCTAGCTTCTAACACAGAAGGTCAAGCTGCTGGTGCAGGTACAGGTTACGGTAATGGCGTAACAGGTGCTACAAACACAGCAAGTCCAGTTGCTAAACGTAACCCAATGATGGCCCGTCCATCAACACAGTTCGGTGGCAGCACAAGCGGCGAAGGTACAGCTAGCGGTACAACACCAGCTAAAGCTCCTAAGTCACAAGACATGGGCGGTACAACTCGTCCAGCAGTAAGTAAAGTTGCCAAGCCAGGCACAGCTCCTGGTCGTGAAGGCGGCTCTAGCTCAAACGTATTACCTCGAGGTTAAGCCATGATGAACCTACAGCCACTACGTGAAAATTTAAGTTTCGACCAAGCACAAATGGTTCTTGAAACCAAAGACACTTCCAGTGGCGGTAAGGATCTCTACATGAAAGGCGTTTTCATCCAGGGCGGTGTACGTAATCACAATCAACGTGTATACCCTGTTAACGAAATCGCAAATGCTGTAGAGAGCATTCGTAAACGATTAGATAGTGGCTTCTCTGTATTAGGAGAAGCAGATCACCCTGACGATCTACAAGTAAACATTGACCGTGTAAGTCATATGGTTACTGAGATGTGGATGGATGGTCCAAATGGCTATGGTAAGTTAAAGCTTATCCCTACGCCAATGGGAAACATTATCAAGACATTGCTTGAAAGCGGTGTTAAATTAGGTGTCAGCAGTCGCGGATCCGGCAATGTTACTGAATCAGGTAGCGTGTCGGATTTTGAAATTGTAACTGTTGACGTTGTAGCACAACCTAGTGCTCCAGAAGCCTATCCAACACCAATTTATGAA